GGCACCTGGGTCACCTCACGTGTGAGTGAGGGATAGGTGGCCAAGGTCGCGCCGATAATCACGGCGCTCAACCAAGGACAGTTCAGCTCGACACTCGACGGCCGCGTCGACTTCGACAAGTACGCTGGCGCGTGCAAGCTGCTGCAGAACTGCATTGGCCTGATTCAGGGGCCGGCGCAGCGACGTGGTGGTTCCAAGTTCGTCACCGAGCACAAGGACTCAGCTGATCGGGTCTGGGGGATCCGCTTCGAGTTCTCTGCTACTCAAGCATTCGTCATCGAGTTCGGCGATGCGTATTGCAGATTCCTGCGTATCGACACGCACGCCTATCAGGTGCCCTCCGGCGAGGCGGCATGGTCCAACGCGACAGCGTATGTACTCGGCGACCTTGCCACGCGGCTGGGCGTCACCTACTACTGCATCCTCGCGCACACCAATCAGCAGCCGCCGAACGCCACGTACTGGTACGCGCTGACCAGCTCGAGCATCTACGAGATTCCATCGCCGTACGCGCTCGCTGACCTCACCAACAGTGACGGTACGTGCGCGCTCAAAACTGAGCAGAGTGGCGATGTGGTGTACATCGCGAACGAGACCGGCGCGTACCCAGTGATGAAGCTCACGCGCCTCGGGGACAGTCGCTGGACATTCACAGAGTATGCCCCGGACCAGGGGCCGTTTCTTCCGATGAATGAGACCGCGGTGACCATCCAGGCGAGCGCCGCTACAGGGTCGGTGACTCTCACGGCCAGTGCGGCAACCTTTGCGGCAACCGACGTCGGCCGGCTGGTGCGCCTCGAGTCTCAGAACCTGACTGTGGTGCCGTGGGAGACCTCAATTGCGAAGGTCATCGGCAACCAGGTGCGCTCCAACGGCAAGACCTACGTTGCTGCCAGTGCAGCCACCACGGGCTCACAGGCGCCGAGCCACGAACAGGGCAATGCGTTCGACGGCACCACCGGAGTGAACTGGACCTACAGCGATTCGGGCTACGGCGTGCTGCGCATCACCGCATTCACGAGCAGCACCCAGGTCACTGCGACCGTAATATCTGATCCCTTCAACGGCCTCGTGCTGCTGCCGAGCGATGTAGTGAGCGCGGCGACGGCTCGATGGCGACTCGGCGCGTGGTCAGACACCACCGGCTATCCGCGCGCGGTGGCATTCTGGAAGTTTCGTCTGTTCCTGACCGGCACCAGAAAGGTGTGGGCGTCAGTCCCAAACGACTTCGAGAATCACAGCCCAGACAACTACGGCCGCATCGAGATCGACAACGCGCTGGATGAGGAGATCAATTCTCAGGATGTGAACGAGATCCTGTGGATTGTCGGCGCATCGAAACTGCTGATCGGCACCACCGGTGGAGAGTTCGTCGGCGACAAGATCACGACCAATGATCCCGTCGGCCCGGGCAATTTCGAGCTCGACAGGTCCAGTAAGCGTCGCGTGCGCGCCGTGCAGCCTGAGGTAGTAGGCACCTCGGTACTGTACTGCCAGCGAGCCGGCCGCAAGTTGCTCGCGCTCAACTACAACCTGGACCTGGACACGTTCGCGTCCTCAGATCTGGCAGTGCTGGCGAACCGAATCACACGCGGCGGCATCATTGCCGTTGCGTACCAGTCAGAGCCTGACTCGCTGCTGTGGGTCCTGCTGAACAACGGTCGTTTGCTCGGCTTCACCTACGACCTCGAGCAGAACGTGACCGGCTGGCACTACCACCCGATCGGGGGCGATGGGTACGTCGAATCCATCGTGACCGTGCCGGCGGACAGCGGCGACCGGGATGAGCTGTGGATCTCGGTCAAGCGCACGATCGACGGCAGCACGAAACGGTATTGGGAGTACCTCAAGAAACCATGGGAAGGCCCGGACGACGACGGCAGCGAAGGCGACGACCAGAAGCAGGCCTTCTATGTCGATTCCGGCGCAAGTTACAACGGGAACGTACTAGGCACGAGCACCTTCCCCACCGCGCTGCTCAGCGCAGCTTCATACGCGAGCGGGCAAAGCGGGACCGTGACAGTAACGCTTGGGGACGTCTCATACACCGTCTTCACCGCAGGTGATGTCGGTAACCGTGTGCACTTCTATCTGCCAGACGGCCGAATCTACAAGGTGTCGATCACCGGCTACACCAGCGCTACCCAGGTGACGGTGCAGCTGCTCTCGGACACCCCAGCAGAGCTGCAGGGCGTCTCCTATGACGACTGGGGACTGGCCAAGGACGTGATCGATGGACTGGATCACCTGGAGGGCGAGACGGTTCAGGTGCTCGCTGACGGCGCCGTGCACCCTGATTGCGTGGTGACTGGTGGCGAGATTGAGCTGCAGACCTTTGCGGCTTACGTGCATGCCGGTTATCAGATGGTCTCGCGCATCGTGCCCATGCGCATCGAAGCTGGCAGCCAGGACGGCACCTCGCAAGGCAAGACCAAGCGCACGAACAAGATAACGATCCGCTTCATTGATACGTTGGGCGGCAAAGTAGGAATGTTCG